GTTAGAATTGAAAGTTAAGAGAATGATCTGGGCTAAGCCTGGAACAGTTAAGACTAACGGTTCTAAACAAGAATTAAAAAGAACTTCTGCTGGTGTATATCACAGAATGAGAAATAACGGAAACTTGGTACAATACAATAGAGGTGAGTTCTCTGCAAACTTGATTCGTTCAGTATTTGGAGACTTATTCTATAGACGAGTAGACGTTAAAGATCGTAGAGTTAAAATGTATACTAATGAGGCTGGATTCGATGTATTCCAACAAGCTTTAAAAGATGATGCACTTAATTCTGGATTAACCTTTACTGCAGATTCTGGAGACAGATATATGCAAGGGTCTGGACAAAACATTACTTATAACTTTGCATTTGATGCAATGGTTACTCGTGAGACTGGACGTGTAGAACTTGTTCACTTAAGAGAGTTAGATTTACCACAAACTAACTTAGAATTTGGACAAAACAAAAAGTCTACACCTGTATTTATGGTATTTGATGTATCTCCTCAGTCTGATGGATCAATGATCAACAACATCCGTGAAGTACGTATGAAGGGTGCACCTTCTATGACTTGGGGTTATATTGATGGAACTCGTCACCACTTAGGATTTGCAAAATCTCAAGGTATGAGCTCTGCTAACAAATTCCCAGGATACGAACTATGGATGAAAGATCGTTGTGATGTATTCATTGAGGACTTATCTAGAACTGTATTAATAGAAGAAATTCCACAGTTCTAAATTATAATATCCGAGAAGTGTCCCCTCATCCCACACTGTCCCTCCTCAGAGGGGACTACTTTCTCAACTAGAGCACTGAATTAAGTTTCTATCTGTTCAATCAGAGTGCTCAACAAAGTAAAACAAAACCAAAAATTAATAACTACATTATGGGTAAATTAGGAAAGATCTCTACTATAAAGAGACAATACAACAGTTCTCAGTTGCAAACAATGGATAGTAATCTAGCGCAACAGGGAATGACACGAATTCCAGGAACTGGAGTTTTTAAATATCCTTACAAGGAACTAGATGGTCAATATAGAACAGGACTAGATCCTAATGCTGGATATATTAAAAGAATTCAAGATCCAACAGAAAAAGAACTTGAAATTGAAAGAGTTACAGCACTAAGAGATAAGTTACAAGCTGCTTTAGGAGATATTGATTTAGGACCAAGAGCTAAATTTTGGAACTATGGATTATCTACTGGAACAAATGATGATTTACATGTGCAACCTGTAAAACTTTTAGATGGTGATAATTATTATGACCTATCAAACGCAATGCAAGAATTAGCATTTGCATGGCTAAGAGTTCATCCTACAATTGCTTCTTCATTCCAAGCATGGGAAAGAGGTGAGTTTCCTGCAGATACGCAGTTTTATGTAGTAAATGATGATATTGAAAATGCTATTGTCTACAAGAAAAAACAACTAATTAACAAAGCTATTATCAAGTTTGATAGTATGTCTCCTGAGAAGAAGAAGAAAGTTGCAAGACTTTTAGGACTTCCTGTTACAGAGGATACAAAAGAAGAAGTTGTATATAATAGAGTGGATAGCATGTTAAAACAATCAGAAGTAAAGTCTGGTAACTTTAAAGGTTTAAATCCTGTAGAAGTGTTTAACAGATTTGCTGACATGAAAGAAAATTTACTCCATATAAAAGATTTAGTTAAACAAGCTATTCAACACTCTATCTATCGAGTTAAGCCTAATGGAAGAATCTATGAAGGTGAATATGAGATAGCAAAAGAAGAAGAAGATTTGATTAAATTCTTAGCTGATGAAGACAACCAAGATGAGTTGTTGACACTAGAAGGAAAATTAAAAACAAAAAAGCTAGCTTCTGTATAAGGGGCTAGTTTTAAAACTTTATAATACATGATACCAGTAGATAGTTTATTATACAAAATAGACCAAAAACTAAATAAACTATCAACTAACGAGCATCAACAGATTCAATTAGAAGACAAAATCTTAGCTTTGAACGAAGCTCAGATTAAGTTGATAAAACAAAAAGTTGATGGTTTTGCAATACCTAACAAGTTAGGTTATGATTCGTTTAAAAAAAGGTATGAAGATTTACAAAATTTAGTTATAGATTTTACAAATCAACCTTTATCGTTAGTAGAAACTAACAAAGAACTACATCAATGGGATGCTGATCTCAATCTATTAACTCCAAAGTACATGTTCTATGTAGATAGTTATGTATTGGCGGATAAAGGTAGATGTAAAGATCGTAAGATATGGATCAATAAAGACTTAAGTAAACATGGAGACTTATCTCTATTACTTAATAATGATCACTACAAACCTAGCTTTGAGTATCAAGAAACTTTAAATGCTATATCATCTGATACTATTAGTATATATACTGATGGTACATTTACTCCCAAAGATATTTACATAATGTATATGAGATATCCTGTTTATATTAACAAAGCAGGTTATATCATGATGGACGGTACACCATCCACTAACCAAAATTGTGAGCTTGAATCATATTTAGAAGACGAACTTCTAGATTTAACAGTTCAAAACCTTGCAATGTACACAGAAAACAGTGCAGCTGTACAAAGCGCACAGTTTAGAATACAAACAAATGAGTAAAAATTAATTATTAACCTTAAATCATAAAATATGTCTGATTTTTCATTAACCACGTTATTCGTGGTGCCAGTAGGGCAAACAGCACTCCCTAGCTCTGGTTCGACTCAAGATCTTACTGCAGGTCAAGTAGGTTTTTTCAAGAGTGATTATACTCTTGCAACCGCTGGAAATATAGCAGCATCTCCTTACTTCTATGTAGCGCAAGGTAGAGCAAATACCTATCTTCAAGGATCTAAGAGGTCTGACAAAATTAAAGGATGCCCAACAGCTGGAGCAGCCTGTAATTCAAATGTAACTGAATGGTACAAAGTATCAGGATGTTCTCAAGTATCAAATCAAATCACTGATGTAACTGATTTCAAAGTACAGTGTGGTGAAGTTGTAACTTTAACGTTACGTGCTCACTCTTCTTACATTGATACTCTTTACTTCAATGGATTTACTAGATCAGTAACTGTACAAGCTCCATGTTGTGAATGTGGTGGTGATGTATGTACTGATGTAGATGTAAACGCATTAATCAACTCACTTATTGCTAAGTTAGAACAACAAGCTCCAGGAAATAACCCAGAGAATGTTTCTTTCAATAGTTTCTTTACATTTGAAAATGTAGGTGGAACTAAACTTAGAATTGAAGGTAAGCCATTAACTAAATATGGACAGCCTTGTGATGTTGCAGCATTCCCATGGGAATATGACAGAATGTACTTTAGTACTTTTGTATACGATGGACCTGCTACAACTGCTGACTTTATTGTTGCTGATGCTTGTAATATTGTTGCTACATCTTCTGTAATTCAAACTTCAAACTACCCATCAGGAACTGCTGATGAGTTTAAACAATTAGAGAAAAACTTCTATAGCTACCAAGCTGGATACTTAAAATCTTTGTATCGTATGGGTGGATACAATGAGAACTTTGAATCTTACGTAACTGATGGAACTGTTTATGACAGCTATTACATCAAATTTAACCAATTAGATAAGTCTGCTTATCAGTGGGGAGATTACGTAATGCAAGATTCAACTGTAATCATTGCTGTTCCTAATGCTGATACAAGTGGAATTGCTGCTCTTATTGAGCCAATCCTAGAAGCTGCCTTAGGAACTGTTGTTGATAACAATGTATGTATCACAACTACTACAACTACAACAGCTGCATAAGCACTGTTAGATGTAGGCAGAGAATAAATAATAATAAACCTATGCCAGAGGTGAGAGGATTATCTCATATCCTCTGGCATTTTTTTTAAACAATAATATGGCAGCTAACTTACAATTAGATATAATAGTTCCTCCTAGTTATAGTGTCAATATACTTGCTGTTACAGATGCATCTGTTTATCCAGAAAATCCGCCTCTTGTATCAGCACCTACTATTGAGATAGAGGTCCCAGGTTTTGGTAAGAAGATTTTACCTTTTCTACCATTAGATACAAATATATTTGGCTCTGACACTTTAGGAATAACTGAAGTAGGGTGCCAACAAAAGTTACCAGATGGTATCTACCATTTAAAATATTCAGTGGCTCCAGCATATTTATACTATGTGGAGAAAACAATAATGCGTATTGACAGACTACAAGAGAAGTTTGACAATGCGTTTTTACAACTTGATATGATGGAGTGCGATATGGCACTCAAAACTCAAGCAAGTATAAACTTGAATACAATTAACTTTTTTATACAAGGAGCACTCGCAGCAGCTAATAATTGTGCAGAAGCAGAAGCTCTTAAATTATACAACCAAGCAGATAATATGCTTGACAAGTTTTTAAAATCCAACTGTGGTTGTTCAGGAAACAATTACATTATAAACTTTAGATAAAAATGGCTCAATGTGCAAATTGTGGTGCAAATGTGGGATGTGGATGTCAGTTAACAAACGGTCTATGTGCTCATTGCAACGGTAATTTAAATAAAGGACAATAAAACACCACGCAGTATTATGTTAACACCCAGATTAACAAACTGTCAGGACTGTCATAAGATACCTGACTTACTTAAGAGTATAGACTGTAAGCTTGCAGAGCTTAGCAACAACATGTATAATAACATTGTGTTTATGCTAGGTGAAGATGTGCCTGCATATACTATTACTCAACTGCTAGCATATAAACGTATTTTAACTTTTAAGTATTGTAATCCTAATTATGCAGGATCAACTTGTGTTAATGATATTGCTAGTAAGGTTACTCGTCTAACTTCTGGATGTGTTAGTAGATGTAACGAACCTACTGTGTGTGAAATTACTACATGTTGTGTAACTGTAGTACCAAATCCAAGTACAACAACAACTAGTACATCTAGTACAAGTACAACTACTACAAGTACATCATCAACATCAACAACTACAACTACTATCTTTCCAAATTGTAGAGTAGAAGGATGCTTTGAAATAGTATCCACTTTTGAATTAAGCTGTGTTATGTATTCTAATGGAGGTCAAGATTTTATATACGATGTAAGTAATAACACTACTACTGCAGTTACACTTAACAATAATCAATATGGAGATTTCTTTGCAAATGCCCACACTAACACAAGATTGTGGAAGGGTAATATGTATACAGAAATTGTAGAATGGATTCCTTCAGTTGTAGAAAATGTGCTTACTAGAAATAGAACTATAGTATTTAAAGATGGTGCAGTTGGTACAACTTATACAAATGATGGTCGTTGGGTTCATCTAGCTCCAGTAGCAAACAGTCTTTTATTAACTACTGTGAGACGTAGCTTATCCACTACCGATTTAGTTTCTTTAGATATAAGTAATAATCTTATAGAGGATACTGATGTTACAACATTATTTGCAATTGATGTATATACTAAATCTATAATGTATACATTAGATAATAAATTAATAACTATATCTGATTCAGATGGAACAGCTCAAGCAGATACTATATTAAAACAATACTCATATCCAGATGGTGCACTAGAAGTGAGTCAAGTATTACCAGAATTAAGTGCAACATCACAAGCAAATTTATTCCAAGATGGAGGTAAGTTATATGTATCAGAAGAAGGAAGCACTGCTCCAGAAGTAGATAAAGTTTATGAAATTGACTTAAATACATATGGATTAACTCTAGTGTGGGATAATGATTTAGCAATACAACCACTACATTCTTCATTACAATGTAATGTTAACTCTTTAGCTACTCCTCAGACTACAACTACAACAACAACATCTGATACTATAGTTGGATGCTTGCAGTTTAATTATACAAGTAGTTTAATACAGCAATCTGTATGGCAAGGTCCTGGAGGTTCTCCACCTCCAACTGTTGGTCAAGAATCATTAAAGATACAAGCTATTTATCTTACTGGCCCAACTACTAATACTACAGGTTATACAAACTGGAATCAGGTTCCAGATGTTTCTTATAGTGTAGTATTTAATATAGGAGGAGTAGATTATCCAATGACATATAGACTAGAGAGTGGTGGTATTGGTTATGTTGATGTTAACCATGGTTATTTTCATACAAATTCTGGAGCGTTAGCAAGCCAATCAGCCTTCCAATTTTCAAAAATAAATCAAGAAGGTGTTGATAATACAGCACTATTTGAAGTTTTTGATGAGGCAGCTGGTGATTCAGTTTTAGTTACTGCAGCAGGAGACTGTGGTCCTGTTGATCCAGATATACCAGTTACAGGGAACTCATACTTTACTTTCTGGAGTGATACTTCAGGCTCTATGGATGCTACAGTAACAGTGACAGCACAGATAGCTAGTGTTACAGGTATAAAAAGTATAGTTCAGACAACACAACCAGCAGGAGTAACAAAAATTGAATTAGGTGTGGGTAATCTCAGCAACAGAGTTACTCAAGCAGATGTTGCTGGAAATACTACACATAGTGCGTACTTATGTATTGTAGATGGTATGGAAGCTATACACCCTGCAATACCTGCAGGAACTTTTGTTGTAAGAACAGCTCTTCGTGAATATGATCTTGTAGATAGTAATGGAAACCCTGTTGCAACAACAGCAGACATTAACCAAAATGCTAGTGGTGTTATTACTTTTAATCTAACAGATGCTCAGAAATCTGCTGATTATGCAAACCCATCTAATTTAAGAAACTTACTTCAAGATTTCTATGCAACAGGAGGAACTGAAGCAAGTGGAAATACAGACAGAGCTACTAACGGTAGTGATGAGTTTGAATCTCGTGTATACTGGTGTCATAGTCCTGAAGAAAGACAAATTCAAATGCTTTCAAATAAAGGCTTGGGAGGCACTATAGATGCAGCAGGATATTTCCCTAATGCAGATAGTTTAGTAATTATGGCCTTTGGTGATGAATCAGGAACAGGATATAATATGGATGGTGAGTTTAATACAGGAACTGCATGGAAAGCTAGAGAGGTTGAAACAAACGCAAGAATAAAAGAGGATATAGGAAATTTAAGAGATTTTGTTACAGATATAGAAGCTGCAGCAGGAAACACTAATATATATAGAGCTAAGTTTTTCCATCCAAAAGCTACATCTACATATATTTTCTCAACAATAAAACCTTTAGTTTCACCTACTGGGCTCCTTAATGCAGGAATTAATGGTGCAGATGTTCTTACAAGCTTTGATGCAGGACAACCTGGACAACCTGCAGAAAAACCTGCTAGTGCATATGGTCCTGTAGATAATCTACAAGACTTCCCAAGCGCAAGTCCTGCAAGATTTGCATGGTCAGCAGATCTAGATAATAATGGTTCAGAACAGTACTGGTATGATCAAATAAGAAATGCATTAATAGACTTTGGGTATGGAGTTTAGTAAAATCAAAAATTATAGATAGAGATGACAATAATAATAACATTAAGTTTTGCAGGTAATGAGACAGGTCCTTTTGATCTATATTCTGATGTGGATAATTTTGCTGTAGCTTTTGCAACTAATGTAGCAAAGGTAGATTTATTAGCTGGATATCAAGTTAATGCACCTGCAGGAACTATTGTTGTTAGATTAGATGATTTAAGTGGTCTCTGTTTAAATACACAAACAGACATTTACACTTGCGCTATACCAAATTGTGATTTTAAAGGAAGGATTGTTTGTGATATTACAACTACAACAACTACATCTATTCCTCCTACAACAACTACTACAACCAGTTACTTCCCAGATCCATTTGGTGTACCATGTATTTGGTCTACTAATGGTGGTAATTCAGGTTTAGTTGGTGTATATGACTTTGATACAAACACAGCTACGGATGTATTAGTTCCTAATGACTTTACTGAGACAGTAGGTATTGAAAGACCTATTTGTGCTACAGAAGATAAACTATGGTTAGCTAGTATAGTTGATCGAGGTTCTAATCCAACAAATGATAATGATGATAAGGTATACATTAGAGAGTGGGACATAGATGGAACTACACCAAATGCTCCTACATTAACTTATGTAAGAGAGATAACAGTTCCTATGGGACAGACTTATGCACATAATCTGGGAGGAACTTCTGTATGGGCTATGACTGCAATAGATAATAATACACTTATTGTTGGAACAGGTAATGAATACGCTCCAGCACCACAAGAAGGTACTGGTGGAAATGGTTCAATTTATCTTTCTGAATTTAGTATTGCAGCTGTAGGAAACATTACAATTTCCTCAAATGATATATCTACTGAGTGGGCAGCTGTTCCAGGAATCAATACAGGTAAGGTGAGTAATCTTACTTATACAAATTCAGGACAACTTATATTAGGACATAGAGTTGATCTACATCCTGATGGTACTGGTTATCTTAATATAGTAGGTAATTATGTAATCGTATTCCCTGTAACCCCATCTAATCCTGAATTTAATATAAACAATAAGGTTATACCTGAAATACTCCTTCAAGATAATGGATTGCCAGAATTTTCAGAAAGTTATAATGGATCTAAAGATGTACCTTTCTGGGGTGTAAATGGATTAGCGCAAGTATTACACCCAGAAACTTTAGAGGTGTACACAATAAGTCAATCAATTCCTAATAACTTAACATTGACCACTTCTGTAAATAGTTCAAATGACTGGTTAAGTTCAGCTACACATTGTTCTAACATTAATTTTGTATCAGGTGATCCTAATCCTAATTGTGGTCTTACTTCTTTCCCTAACATGTTTGATAGTGGTCAAGGATTCGGTGATCCTGATGAGTATCTAGGACCTCAGACATTTACTTACTCTGGAATGACATGTACAGCAAGTTTATCTAATAACTTAGGTGCTTGGTTTATATCTCAGTCAAATGGTGGTTTCTTAGGATGTAGTGGGCTTTTAACACCTGACAGTGGACAAGAACTTGTTGCTGGGGTTGTACAAGGTACTGACTTTAATATTACAATTGAGTTCCCTGTACCAGTGAACAATATTCCAATTAGAGCTGGTGTTTTAAATAGTAATGAAGATGGTACATCTGGAGATGTATATTATGTAGAAACTAATGGTGGAACTCCAACACTTTCTATAAATCAAGGATGTTTTGCTCAAGTTGATGGCAATAAACTATGGGGTGGAGTACCAAATCCTCCAATTGACAATGCAGAGAATAATGAAGGAGATGGAGAGTTTAAAGTTACTGCTCCTGCTGACTTTACATCTATGACTATATATGGTAATGCACCGACTGGTGGACCATTATTCTTAGGATGTCCTCCTGTCAATTGTGATAACATGATATTTGTAGAACAAGGAGGAACTTCTTGTTCTGATCCTGAAAGTGCAGGACGTTGTGTAACTCCTCCAACTGTTCCAGCAGATCAGACTTCTTATAATAAAATTCTAGTTTGGAATAAGATTACAGATGTATGTACAGAAGTAGGACCTCCACCAGGAACAGGATTTAGTGCTGGTGATATCTCTATAGGAAATAATATAGTTGTACTATCAGCTAATTTTAGAACTGGAACAAGTCCTATGTTTGATCAGTGCTTTATTAAATATGACTGTACTGTTACAGATGGAGTTCCTTCAAATTTACAATGGGATGAGAAGCAATATGTACTACCTCCTTTCTGGGATGAATTTAATGGTAATGTCTTTATTCCAAATATTGAAGTAATTAATGATAACCAAATAGGTGTAACAGTATCAGATAATGTAACAGCACCATGTTATCAGGACGTAAGATTCTTAATTTGTACATTCCCTGAAACAGGTGAGGAAATGATAGTTGATGAACAGTTTCAATTACCATGTGGTCATGGAGATTCTGGAGATATAGTAATAACATATAAACCAGATGGTATAACACCTAACAAATTAATAACACTAGGAGGTGTAGAAGCATCTGTTGATAAGGGTGTAGTGGTGTATAAAATTGCAGTTTCTCAATACGATATTGCAACAGGAAATTTAGAGGTAGTTACTAAAGCAGAAGACTTTATAGATCCTAGTGGCATTGGTGCATCTCTTGCAATAGTAGATGGAGAACTATATGCAGGTTCAGCAGTTTGGGCTAAAGTAGATTGGAATCCTCCATACGAATGGACTATACTTCCTGATAATGAATCACCATGTCCAGCTGGAGGAGCTGGTACAATACCTGCTTGTAGAATAACTGATGGATTTATTGTAGATGATAATACAACTACAACCACAACAATTACTACCTCTAATCCAGGAGGAACTAATACAATTTGGACAAGATTTGAATCAGGCAGTTCAATATAAAACTAAAAAGACATGTTAACACAAAAAATAAAAGATAAAATAGATGAGATAGTTAAGAATAATCCTAAACTTGTTTCTGTAGGACTTGGACAAAAAGTTTCTGGAGGAAAGGTTACAGGAGAGTCTGCTATTGTTTGTGGTGTATTAGAGAAGAAACCTATTGAAGATTTATCTCCTGAAGAGCTTCTTCCATCAGCAGTTGTTGTAGGAAGCCAAACAATTAAATTAGATGTAGTACAACAAACTCAACCTGTTCTTTTTACTGCATGTGAAGCTTGTGGAGGATGGTCTGGTGCTAGTTCTGGTGAATTCACCAACAGACAATATACTAGACCTTTAAGACCAGGAGTAACAATGGCTTCTGGTAATAAATATCCTTCTATTGGTACATTTGGTACAATTGTAAAAGATGTTGAAACAGGAGCTCTTTTAGGACTTACTAATAATCATGTAAGTATTAAAGATGCAAGTTACACAAATAACAGACTAATTGGAACTACTGGTGCACCTATAGAAAATGATTACGATCCAACAAACTTTATATATCAAGGAACTGAAGGTGGTGCATACATAACTCCAGCAAACCAAATAGGAAGAAGTGTAAGATATGCTCCAAGTTCAACTACATCACCTAATCAAGTAGATGCTGCTCTCTTCTCAATAGAGCAAATAAGTGATATAGACAGTAATACTTCATGGCTTCCAATTGGTCTAGAATCAGAAATGTCTTCAAATCCACCTTTTGCCAGTACACAAGAATTAAATGGAATGGACCTTTCTAATCCAGACATTTATTCATCAGGAAGAACTTCAGGAGCTAGAGGTAAAGGAATTTGTGGACACTTAAGAGTAAATCAAGTTGGAGTTTCTCTTAATCTTTATGCAACTATACAAGGATCACCACAACTTATTAACTACAATAATTGTATTTCTGTAGTAAGACCAGCAGACGATGATCCAGATAGTCAACAACCAGGATGTTTCAACCCAGGACTTCAAGGTGATTCAGGTTCTGCAGTGTATGCTAAATTTGGTGGAGTAATGAAATTAGTTGGATTACTTTTTGCTGGTAACTGTGTTATAGGAACAATGCCTCCAGACCAACAAGGTAATAATTGTTGTAATTTTGTTGGTCCACCAAATGGATGTAGTACAATTTTTTACTTTTGTAGAATAGATGAAATTGCTTCACAATTAGGAATTGAACGTTGGGACAATGTTAACGATCCTATAAAACTTGTTAATCCTGATAGTATAGAATTTGTAACTGAGGCAGGAGGAAGTTCAGAAAAAAATAAAACCTGCGAAGGTAAAACCTACTGGCAAGCAGGATTAACCGATACATTAAATAACCCTTGTTAAAAATATAAAATACCATGTCAAATAATTGCTCAAATTGCTATAACGGATGTACTGAGATAACCTCAGATAAATGCGTTAAATATACAGGGGTAGATGTCCCTGTCCTAGGAATAAAAAATGGAGATTCTCTATCTTATGTAGAGCAAGCTCTAGTCACTTTTTTAAGTTCAACTCTTGATGGTACAGGAATATTTCCTGTAATTCCACCATCTGTAATATGTCCTACAGTAGATAATAACTTAGATGATTGTGACCCATTATCTTTAAATAATTATTTAGAGGCTATAATAGAAAGTATATGTAAGATTGAAGAATCTATTGTACAAATTGATGAAACTATACCAACAGAACCTTATAATATAGAGTGTTTACCTGTACCAGCAGGAAGTGAAAGTGATACACAAGTTGTGTTACAAGCAGTAATAAGTAAAGTTTGTACAGTGGCTGAACAACTTTCTGACTTTATAACTTATGTTGCAAACACTTATGTTGCAATTTCAGATATAAATACATATATTGAAAACTATTTAAATGGTAATCCAAGTCAAAATTTAATTAGCAATAGAATGGTTCCCTTTTCTGCCCAGCCATATTTTGGAGACTTATCACCATTTGATGCGTCAGGTGCTGGTACAGGTGAGTGGGATAGAATATTTTTATGTAATGGTGCTAATGGAACTCCAGATCTTAGAGGAAGAGTTGTTGTAGCATCTACAACAGGAATGCCTGGAGGAGGTGGTCTTGATCCAGCTGTAGTTCCAATTCTTGGACAAGTTCCAGAATGGAGTTTAGGTACTACCGATGGACAATATAGAGTAACATTAGATGCAGCTCAAATACCTGCACACACACATGCTTCAACTGTAACCTCTAGCCTTAGTCCAGATAGTCACACCCATAAGGTAGTGTCATTAGGTAGTGCTAACACTCAAGATCCAGTTCAAGGTGACCAACAAATAAGACAAGGTTATTCAACTGGTGGTAACTTAGGATACGCAATGAGAGGAACATCAGACCCAGCTACAAATGGATTAACAAGTGAAGTTACTCAAACTGTTGATGTAGGTGTATCTATAGACCAAACAGGAGGAGGACAATCACATGCTAACTGGCAACCTGGATACGGAGCATATTATATAATTTACATACCTTAAAATAAAAACAAAATGGCATACTTACCTGTAAACCCTTGCTGCACTGATGTAGTTTTAAATAGTCCTTGTGGATGTACATCAAATTGTAACTGTTCTACAAACTCATGTGGAACAAATGGCCCTCTGTCAAGCACAGTTGTGTATGATGGTCCTACAACTCCATGTACAAATATAGAAGCTTGTGACACATTAAATGTAGCATTATCAAAGATAGATGCTCTTCTTTGTGCACTGCAACTTCAACAAACTCAAAACACTCAAGATATTGCAGCAATTAAAGGGCAAATAATTGACATAAATAATCAAATAACTAATATTAACAATAACTGTTGCTCATAATAATGACAGTGCTATTAACAATAACGAACCTAGGAGCAGATACAGATTATTTTGATCTGTACTCTGATTTAGATGGATATACCACTCCTTTTGAAACTAATGTATCTAAAGCTTCTTTATTAGCTGGGTACACTAGTACACTTGTTCCAGATTACTCTAATTTTGTAAGAGTTCAAGCTAAAAACAAGTGCGTTAATTATATAGACATAACACTAAGTACAACTCAACAACCTCCAATACCGTAAGATATGTTAATAGAAATAACCATAACCGTTCCTCCCTCTGGCTTAGCTGGACCATTTGATTTATTTTCAGATGCAGATGGATATGCTTCTCCTTTTGAGACACAAGTACCAGCTGTAGATTTAGAGGTTGGTTATGTTGTAGAACTGCCTGTGGGAGCAACTATTATAAGAGTGTGCTCTGTTGGAGATTGTGAAACTTGTATTGACCTACCAACCAATTGCTCAACTACAACAACAACTTCTAGTAGTTCAACAACAACAACTAGTACAAGTAGTTCAACTACTACAAGTACAACAACTGGCCCACCTCCATATAAATTTGATTGGGAGCTTATTACAGGAACTCCTTCATTTATAGGAACAGTTAATCTTGAAATATTTATAGATGGAGTATCTACTGTAAATGCAACAATTAGTCAAGGTAACACTACTCAGTCTGGACAGTTAATGTTGACTGCTGGTCAAGTTGTAACAGCAACAATGACAAATGTTAAAACAGGAACATTTAACTTTGGTAACAAGGTGGTTAAAGACTTTGTATTATATCAACCTCAAGATAATTGCATGCCTTGTGTAAATCAATTAGTAACACCATTATTTAATCCATATACAATGGCAGCTGCTAATACTCAATGGACATTCCAAGGTGATGTTAATCCTCCAACCACAACAACAACTAGTAGTAGTAGCACTAGTAGTACTACATCTACCACTAGTACAAGTAGTACAAGTAGTACAACAACAACCACTACTACTTGTGATTGTAGTTTAACTGGACTCCAAGCACAATTTGTACAACCAGTAACTACAACAACATCAACAACCAGTGGAAATATTGATCCAGGAGCAATATCATCTCTTACAAATCCATCAGCCTGCGATTGTTTCTTAACATTAGATTCTATTTGTTATATACAACATCAACAACTAAATACTATTAGTGTAGGTGATAGAGTATTTAATGATTCTCAAGGAAACAATCCGTTCAATGGAAATACAAACTATTACAAATTACAACTTAATACAAATGCATCTAAATATTCTTGTCAAATAGATGGTAATGGATTTATATTAAGTCCAATATGCATATGTCCTAACTAAAAAATTAAATTATGGCAGCACCAAATCAAGTAAGAATTACTTTAAATTCAGCAGGAGTCTGTTCTGGACCGTGTGATATATATTCAAATACAGATGGATTTGTAACACCAATTGCAACAGGTGTTACAATTGCACAATTGACAGGCATTTTCGGATTCTTAGTAAATGTTCCTTTTGGAACTACAACAATCAGAGTTCAAAATTCAAATAATAACTGTAGTAATTTTGAACAAGTTGTAGTACAAGCTTAACATTAATAATATGACAGGAGCAATACAAATAGCAAATTTAGGAGCAAATACAGGACCTTTTAACTTGTACTCAGATGTAAATGAGTTTACAGCACCTTTTGCAGTAGGAATAACTATTGCACAATTAACTTCTGGTTACCCTACAGATAGGATACCTGATACTGCAAAAGTTATAAGAATTGTATCTACTGGAGATTGTAAAGGTTCTTTAGATATATTAATATAAAAAGTCTTGTTTTGTTGGTTTTACAAGACTTCTCCTGGGGTTTAACCACCCTAGGAGTTTTTTATTTATAACTAACTTGGTTATAAAGAATAACTATGCTTAGTAAATTTATTTGTAATATCCAAAATAAATTTCATATCTTTACCATATTTAACTAAATATACAGTAAATGTCATACAATGAAAAACTACTCAGACAGCTGGAGGGATTGCTTGGCTGGAAAAAGAGTAAAAAGTTTTATGCTGAAAAGCTAAACGTAACAGAACAAGAAGTAGATGAGTTAATTAAAGAGATAAGAAATAGAGAAAAAGATGAAGGAGAAACATTTCTAAAGACATCAAACTCATCAGACACTTTTGAGTTTTTAAAAAAAGTAAATAATGAAAAGGGAACTATAGAGAGTACAATTACTCTAGACTATGAACCTAAGAATCACATGGAGCTAGCAGAGCTTCATAAAATAGACCTAGATAAGTATATAATTACAAATTATTGGTCTAAAGTACTTCCAAGCGGAAAGTTTACTTCCTCAGTATTTTCAAAGAGGAAAACACCAACAGACTATACTGCTGAAGATTTTAGTAAATTCCTAGAGAATTACAAATCTAACTACATTCCAATCCCCTCACCAGAAAGAAATGAAAGCAAAGATATTGTAGATATCGAACTTTCTCTTTCTGACTATCACTTAGCTAAACGTTACGTTGATGGTGATAATGATCCTGTTATAAGAGTGAAAAGATTTTTTGATGTAGCTAAAGCTTTGGTAGATAAAGTTAGAGCTGTGTATGATATAAACAAAGTGATATTTCCAATATCAAATGATTTTTTTCATACAGATAATTATCAGAACTCAACAACAAACGGTACGCCACAAGATACTATAATAGATTATGCTACTGAATATGAAGCTGGATTTGCTATATTATCAGACACAATTAAAATGCTAAAAGCTAATTCAATAACTGTAGAAGTTATATTAGTGCAAGGTAATCATGATAGAACTAAAGGTTTTTATTTAGCTCATGCTTTAGACATATTCTTTTCTAATGACAATGATGTAAAATTTATAAGAGAAGAAGGTTTAATAAAAGGCACGATGGTTGGTGAAACATTTATAGGTTACCATCATGGGAACTGTAAGATAGATCAACTACCACTATTATTTGCTACACACCCAGAGTATGCAAAAATGTTTGGTAATGCAAAATACAGAGAAGTTCATACAGGTGATAAACACCATTATATGGCTAAAGAGATAAAGGGAGTTAGAATACAACAAATGCCTAGTTTGTCTGGTACAGATAGATGGCACAAAGATAATAATTTCGTACATAGTGTACGAGCTGCCTTAGCATTAGTATATGATAAACAATGGGGAAAGGTAGCTGAATTTGAACAAAGAATATAATTATGGCAACATTAAGAAAATTAGTTTCAGATGTACGATCAACACATAAGATCTTATCAACTGATGCACTTATAACTGACAGAGCAATTGCTTCTGAAGTTAGAATTAATGCATTAACTTTGATAAAGCGAGAAACTAATATCAGAAAATTATGGGCTAGTGATACATTATTCACTACTATTCCTTGTTTGGAATTAGTAGAAGTTCCTATTTCTGAATGTTGTGAATTTGCAGATGAGTGTACTGTAGCAAGAACAAAACATAAACTACCAAGAATGTCAGAAGGTAACTACCAGTATGTAATTCAAGGAGTATATTCTATAAATGCTATGGGAGGTAAGGGTACTAAATTAAAAGAAATAACTATAAATAGATACTTAAACTTACTTAAGCTTCCTATAGTTAAAAATCAAAGTTACTTCTGGATATCAAATGGATATATGTATATAAGTAATCCGTTATTAAAATCAGTAAGAATGGCTGCTTTATTTGAAGAAGATGTTCCTAATGAAATAATGTATCCAGATTGTGATTGTGGAAGTCCTGAATATACAGATGAAGAATATTGCAAAAATCCTTTAGATAAGGAATATGCACTTCCAGGTTATTTAGAGCAACAAGTGTTAGCTATGACCTCTACAAAACTTCTTTCTACTTACTTCCAAATTAAAACAGATATGAGTAACGAAGGAATAGATGGACAAGCACCAAATGCTCAGCCCACAAATTAAAAACTATATAAATGTCTAGAGTCTCTGTAGATTGGAGAAGTGCAAGTAAGAGCAACTACAATGATTTTTGTAAAAAACATCCACTGGTAAGTTTAACATTTGATGAGTGGAGAAATATCATCTATACTTTTAATGATGCATTTAAACATCATATATTAGAAACTGGAGATAAAGAAAAACTTCCATGTGGCTTTGGAGAGTTCTCTATAAATAAAAAGAAAAGAAGAAGAACCAAAGGTGTAAATGGAAAAGAGTTTATAAACTTACCTATTGACTGGCCAAAAACTAAAGAAAAAGGAAAGATCATTTATAACTTTAATTATCACACAGAAGGTTATTTTTTTGGATGGTTATGGTTTAAAGAGTCTGCCAGGTTTAGAAATTCAGATCTATGGTATTTCAAACCGTCTAGAAACACTTCTAGATTATTATCACACTATATAAAAACTGACAAAAAGTACCAACACATGTACAACGAATGGAAAAAATAAGTTATGTCATATTACTATAAATACAATTTTATTTCACCAGAGCCTATCTATGCAACTGTAAAAGAAGAACTTAAGAGTTACTTTGATACTGGTGCAGTAGATGATTTGTTATTTCCTACCTATTTAGACAAATGTTTAAAGAAGTTGGGAAGAACTACCTATGTAATTAGTGAGCAAGTTTTATTTATAGAAGACTTTCAAGCAAGATTACCTGATAACTTTCATGCAGTTAGAGAGGCATGGATGTGTACAGCTATACCAGGAAATCCTTATCCTTCTGCTACATCATTCTATTCACAAGCAGCTAATGCAACAACAATACAAATATCCCCACTAACAATAGGAGGAACACCTTGTAACAATCCTGAGTGTCAACATCCAAGTTGTGATGGTACATGTATGCCTGAATTAGTTCAAGCAGTATATAAAACAAATAACGAGATAGCTAGATCATATAGACATAGTTATTTACTAAGACCAGGAAATATATCTACTAGAAAACAGTGTGATGTAAACTATAGAAGTGATTGGAACAATTTTGCTCCACCAGTTCGTGAATTTACTCCTGGATCTGCAACCTATGACTCATTTGATATTAGAGATAATAAGTTTGTAACTAATTTTAGAAATGGTGTAGTTCATTTATTATTTTATGCTACAGAGTATGATGATATAGGTAATCAATTAGTTCCTGATAACTATCGTATATCTGAATATGTTGAATCATTTATTAAATTCAAAGTGTTTGAAATATTAACTAATCAAACAAATGATGAAACTTTTAATCAACTTCAACAAAAGCTGGCTTATTATAAGCAAGAATATAATGAGAAGTATATAGAAGCAGAGATTGAAATTAAAAAACAAACTCCTTGGGAGAAA